TGATGCAAATGATAAAAACTCTTTAATTTCCTTCATATTCATATCCATAAACTGCTATTAATATTGCGTCTGCTGTGCTTAGTGTTGCTTTTATATTTGTTTTATCTGTAGCTAGTTTTTTAAGAATATTTTTTCTTTCTTTTTTGTCTTTAGGTAGTTTTCCAAAATGTTTTTGCCATTTTTGTGGAGTAACAAATTCTAGTTCTAAATTGTTTGCAGCTATAATTCCTTGCCATATACCATAATTCATACCAAACTTAAATGCACTGCTTCTACCATCAGTAGGGAATGCATGTACGCTTTCTATAAAAACTTTAGGTTTAATAAGAAATTTCTTAAATATTTTAACTAAATTGTCCATTTCTTTAATATTTTCAGGGCATTTGTGAGCAGTCCAAATTAATTCTTCATCGTTGATTTGTATGACCCTAGCAATTCCTCCGCTTTTACCAGGGTCAATACCTATAACATGATTTGTTCCTTTAAAAACTGTCATACGTTATTCACTTGTTGTTCACCATCTACAAGACTTTTTCTAATTTCTTCTAAATCTAATTTAAGAACATAATAAGGTTTTAGAAAATCCTCATCTATTGGCAAATCAGTATTAAGAATCAATTTTAATGAATTAAGAATTACTTCTATTTCTTCTCTTGTAAATTTAACTGTTGCTGTTGAAGTTGTATCCATTAGAACATCCCCTTTCCTATTGCTCTTTCTTTGCTTATTTTAGAAATATGTTTTGCTTGTAAAGATTTAGCATGATTTCTAGCTTCATCTCCATTATTGTAGAATTTACACTTACTGCCATTAAAACCCATAACATATGTTCCGACTTTACCATAACGAGCTTTATCGCAAATAACTTCAATTTCATTTTTATCATATTTTTCATCATCAAAATTATATCCATAAAATACAAATAAAGCTGTTTCAGCAGTTTGCTCGATAGCACCACTTTCTGAAAAGTCTGACATTTTAGGTCTAGGTTCTAATCGTTTCTCAATCTCACGATTAAGCTGTGATACTAGTATTGCACTACAATCTTGTTTCTTGCAAACCCATTTGTATTCTGTAAGTATGTCTTCAATCTCAAAACGTCTGTCTTTGTTTGTTTTATTCTTAACTTTAACAAGCTGTATATAATCGTCAATAACTACGTCAGGTTTTTCTCTTTCAATTTCTCTAATTGCATCACCAAGAGTTCTAATGTCATCATACATAATTAAATTACCTAACATCTTTTTAACTTCATCAGCAATTATTTCAATGTTTTCCATTCTACCTTCATCCATATCGCCAACACGCAAGTCTTGATACGATAATCCATCGCTACTCATAACAAAGAACTTCTTCATCATCTCGCTGTTACTCATCTCACGATTAAACAGCATAACTTTGTAACCCTGCTTTAATAAACTCAAGGTTAAGTTCGTTGTTAAAGTGGTCTTACCATGACCTGGCCTACCACCAATGACCGTAATTTCTTTTCTAGTCATACCACCTGCAATATTGTCAAGTGGTTTATAACCAAATGGTATAATGTTGCTACCTGTTTTTAATGTATCTACAGTATCGTTAACAATTTCATTAATATCTCTCTTTTTACTTGGAGCTATTTCTTGCAATTCATTAATCAACCTAGAATGTTCATATAGTAATTCTTCTGCTTTGTCTTCTTGATTATCTAAACCTTCGCTGTATAATTTATGAGCTGATTTAATTGTTTCACGCTTAATATATTTTTCCCATATTATTCTAGCATAACTTTCTACGTTTGAAATTGATGGTATTTTTTCTGATAAACCTGTAATATAGTATATTGATAAGTTTGTATCATTGTTAATTAAGTTTTTATCTTTTAAATGCTGTGATAATGTTATTGTATCAATACTTTCTCCATCTCTATGCATAATTGTAAATGCATTCCAAATAGCTTTTAAATCGCCATTATAAAAAGCATCACTATCTCTTATCCAACCATTACATTTAGAATAAACATCATTACCTTTAAGTAATATTGAGCCAATTACAGCTTCTTCTGCTTCTAATGAATGTGGAAAAGTGTTTACTGCCATACATCCTCCTTTAAAATATGTATCTTATTTTGTTCCACGGAACAATTTGTTTATGATAATGTTTAAAATCATCAATTAATCGGTATTTTAGTTCTCTTTGATATCTAATATTCATACCACCATAATTTGATGTTTTAACTTCTTGTATTGATGGTCTCCATAGT